AAAGGTTTATTTCACGCAAGTTTCTTGCTTGGTTAACAGCCTCGGGCTTGGCTCTTTACGGAGTTCTATCATCAGGTGACTGGACACAGCTTACAATGGTTTACATTGGTTCACAAGCAGCAGTTGATCTTGTGAAGCAATTAAAGGGATGATAAAATTCTGGACATGGCTCAAAGCCAACTGGTGGGTTCCCTTCGCCTCTGTTGTCGTTATTATCAGCTACTTCGCTGGTAACAGCGGCAAGCAGGGTTTGAAGGACATGCTCCAAGCTCAACGTGACGACTACGAGACTCAACTCAAAGTCCTACGAGAACAACGAGAGAAAGAAAAAAAGATTTTAGAAAACTATAAAAAAAGCTTGCAACTTCTCCAAGAAAGATATAAAGTAAAAGAAAAAGAAATAAAGAAAGCTAACCGAGCAGAACTCAAGAAAACTATTGAGGAAAACGAAGATAAGCCAGTAGAAGAGATTGCTGACGACTTCGCAAAACGTTTCGGTTTAGAAAAGGTGTAACTTGAAACTATTATCTATTTTGCTAACTATTTCCTTGACTTTCCTACCAACCTATGCTATAAGTCAGGAACTAAACATAACAGGGCTGAATAAGGGCGAGGAAGCCCCCTTCACGGGCATTTTGCTAACAAAAGCAGCACTCGCCAAGATTGAGGCTGACTTGCGCTTAAACGTCCAATTATGCGAGAATAATTGTAAACTGAAATTAGACGAAAAGGAACTTCTCTACAACAAAGATGTTTCTATTTTAAAAGCAGAGATAGACGGAATAAACCAGTTCGTCCAAGTCAAGAATAAAAGAATCAATAGGCTGGAAGAAATCATTGACGAGAGTAACAACTCTTGGTTTGTTCCAGTTGTTGCTATTGCTTCTTTTGCACTCGGCGTTGCTACAACTGTTGGAATAACTTATGCGGTGAATAAATGAGTAAAGATAAAGATTGGAATCTTGTAGCCAAGATTGAACAAAAGATAAAAGAGAAATATGGCGAAGAAGCCATCAAGTCACCAGCCCAAGGTTGGACAGATGAGCAGGAAGAAGAACATTTAGAAAAGCTCAAAATTGCTGCTACAAAGTCTAGAGAAGCATCTGATAAGAAAGAGAAAGTAGAAATAGCCGAAGGCGTTTTTGTCACAAAGAAACTACTTATGAAGGGTAGCAATAGAACTTGTCCCGTTTGCGGCGTTTACTCGTTCAACAAACAGGACGATGTTTACATGAGCAAGTTCCAATGTTGCTTTAAATGTTATATAGATTATGTCGAAAACCGTGAAGACAGATGGAAGTCTGGCTGGCGTCCAAACAAGGAGAAATAAGATGGCTGATGTATTAGAAATCGTTCAGGGAATCTCGCAAGTAATGGCGAACACCTACGATGGCGCTGTTGATGAAAACGGCGAACCAATCAAAATTGGTTTGAAGCGAGAAGAAGATGTAGCGATTACTGATAAAAGAGTCATGGATGGCTTTAAGATCGCAATGGCTGGTGATACACTCTTTATTAAGTATCACGGTGAAGTTACAATGAAGGAAGCAAAGGCAAGTGGCTTCGAATCAGAAATGGAGCAAATGATTGCAGACATTTCTTCTTTCCTCAAGAAAGAATATAAAAAGGTTACAGGCTCTGCCCTCACCTTAAAGAAGTCAGGCGAGATGGACGCTATCGTTCAGACAGTCGGCGCTCACAGATGCTGGGTTCAGGCAACTTGCCCTTACACAATTACTTCATTCGGTGAATCAGTTGTTGCAGTTGGTGAACCTTCCGTTGATAATGTCGACGACGCAATCAAGAAATGGCTTGAACTTGGAAGAAAAGGCAAAGCCCCTAACGATAAAAGGAAGGACGGATAATGAAGATTTCAAAGGGAAGATTAAAAGAAATCATTCAAGAAGAAGTTCGACTTCACCAGAATGAAAACATTCAGGAATCCGCCGAAGAACAAATCGAGATGATTCTCAACGATCTTTTCGATAATGGCGTTTCCAACGAGGGACTCAAATCATTATTGCTCAAAGTCATCGAAAACATCGATGCAGGTTTCGTAGGCGAACCATCATAAAGAAAGCACAGGCTTGAATGTCTTATCAACTCACCAAGAAAAAAATCCTATCTGAAATCGTCCAATGCGGCAAAGATCCCGTTTACTTTCTAAACAACTATGCAAAGATTTCACACCCAATGCACGGGTCTATCCCGTTTAGGACTTACGACTTCCAAGATGAGCTTTTAAGAGACTTCAACGATCATCGCTTCAATGTTATCTTAAAAGCACGTCAGTTGGGCATCTCAACCGTAACAGCAGGTTATGTTGTTTGGATGATGCTTTTCCACAAAGATAAAAATGTTCTTGTTATGGCTACAAAGTTCGGCACAGCAGCCAACTTGGTAAAGAAGGTAAAAGCGATAATGAGAAACGTTCCAGAGTGGATGCGAATAGCGAACATCTCTGTGGACAATAGAACTTCTTTCGAGTTATCTAATGGTTCACAAATCAAAGCAACATCTACCTCATCTGACGCTGGTCGTTCAGAAGCATTATCTCTTCTTGTAATAGACGAAGCGGCACACGTTGAAGGCTTGTCTGAATTGTGGACTGGTTTATATCCCACATTGTCTACTGGTGGTAGGTGTATCGCCCTGTCCACGCCTAATGGTGTCGGAAACTGGTTTCACCAAACCTATATAGATGCCGAAGAATCCAATAACGATTTTCACCCTACCTGTCTTCCATGGGATGTCCACCCAGACAGAGATCAAGACTGGTTCGATAAAGAGACGAGAAATATGTCTCGTAGGCAAATCGCACAAGAGTTAGAGTGTAACTTCAATATGTCTGGTGAAACGGTTATTAACACCGAGGACATAGAAAGAATAATGAACGCCGTATCGTCACCCTCCCACAAAGCAGGGTTTGATAGAAATTATTATATTTGGGAAGACTTCAACCCAGAGCACTCTTACCTTCTTGTAGCCGACGTCGCCCGTGGAGACGGTAAGGACTTTTCAGCATTTCAAGTCATAAATGTTACAGAGATGTCCCAAGCAGCAGAATACCAGGGTAAGGTGGATCTAGACACCTATGCTATGTTTCTGTCTGACATCGGCAAGTCTTATGGAAATTGTTTACTTGTTGTGGAGAATAATAACGTCGGCTACGCAGTGTTGACTAAGTTGGAAGAGATGGCATATCCAAATCTTTATTATTCTATAAAAGCCACACATGAGTACATTGATTCGTCTTCTGCTAGATCTAACAGCAGAGCCGTCCTTGGCTTTACGACATCAATGAAAACAAGACCACTAATAATCGCTAAGTTAGAAGAATTTATAAGAAATGATCTAGTTAGCATTGTATCGAATCGTCTTTACAATGAATTAAAGACTTTTGTTTGGAATAACGGAAAGCCCGAGGCAATGAGAGGTTACAATGATGATCTTGTGATGTCTATGGCGATCGCCTGTTGGGTAAGAGACACTGCTTTGGTTTTAAATCAGCGAGACGCTGAATATAACAAAGCTCTTCTTGGAGCCATGACTACTTCCAAAACAAAACTTAACACAGCGATATCAGGTATGGTAAACTATGGGGAACCTAATGGGGTTCAACAAATGAAAGAAATAATGACCAACTTCCCTGGTCTTTTTAAGGGGTAAAATAGATGGCAGACGGCAATATCAAAAACGAAGAATCAGTACTTTTCAAAAGGCTCACGAGATTGTTCTCAGGACCGATTGTAAATAGGCGACAGCAAAACAGAAGAAAGTTCAAGAGACAGGCATTAGACAACTACGCCACTCGTTTCACTTCTGCTTCTGGCAAACAATTCCAAAAGAATCAATACAACCCATTCGAGCAAATAAACTCAGATGCGATGAACAACAGGGTTCGCAACGAGCGATATGTTGATTTTGATCAGATGGAGTTCGAGCCTATTATCGCATCTTCATTAGACATTTATGCGGACGAGATGACTTATCACAACGAACTCAACAACATGATAAACATCGAGTGTCCAAACCAAGAGATTAAGTCTACACTAGAATCTCTTTATAACAACGTTCTAAACGTCGACTTCAACCTTTATGGCTGGTGCCGCACAATGTGTAAATATGGAGACTACTTTCTTTATGTTGACATTGACGATAAGATCGGCGTCAAATCATTCATACCGCTTCCTCCTCAAGAAGTCGAGAGAATGGAGGGCGAAGATCCAACCAACCCTAATTATGTTCAATATCAATGGAATTCTGCTGGGCTTACTTTTGAGAACTGGCAGGTAGCACACTTCCGAATTTTAGGCAATGATAAGTATGCCCCTTATGGAACTTCTATTTTAGAACCAGCACGACGCATCTGGCGACAGCTTCATCTTATCGAAGATGCGATGATGTCTTATAGAATCACACGCTCACCAGAACGAAGAGTTTTCTATGTTGACGTTGGTAATATCTCTCCTCAAGACGTAGAGCAGTATATGCAAAAAGTCGTAACAACTATGAAGAAGAATCAAGTTGTTGACGCAAACACTGGACGTGTTGATCTTCGCTACAACCCGCTTTCTATTGACGAAGATTATTTTATTCCTGTCCGTGGCGGCGAGAGCACAAAGATTGAGTCTCTTCCAGGTGGAACCTACACAGGCGACATCGACGACGTAAAATATTTGAGAGATAAACTCTTTGCAGCCCTCAAGATCCCTCAGTCTTATCTCTCTCGTTCAGAGGGAGCAGACGAAGACAAAGCAACACTCGCACAAAAAGACATCCGCTTTGCAAGAACTATTCAAAGGCTTCAACGCTCCGTTATCGCCGAGCTAGAAAAGGTTGGAATTATTCACCTTTACACTCTCGGTTATCGTGGCGAGGACTTGACTAAATTTGGCTTGAGGCTAAATAATCCTTCACAGATTGCGGCAATGCAGGAATTAGAGCATCTACGTGCCAAGTTTGAAATAGCTTCGGCTGCAACTGAGGGCTACTTTTCAAAAGCCTGGATTTATAGAAACATTTTTAGAATCACAGAAGAAGAGATCGTTAGAGTGGAAAGGGAGATGTTCCACGATTCCAAGTTCGCAGCAGCAATTGAAGCAGCAGGCGAAGCGCCAGCCGACGCTGAAGGCGGCGGCGGAGGGTTAGATATGGGTGACGATGAAGGCGGAGACGATTTAGATCTTGATACCGGCGCAGATGACGCAGGAGGCGATGAGCCAGAATCAGCACTCTTGGCAGCACCAGGTAAGAGAGACGGATACCTCACTCCCGGCGCTAAAGGAAAAGTGTATCATCCCGAAAAGGTTGACTCCCGTCCACAAGGCGCTAGGAAAAGATCAACAAAATCTAAGTGGTCAGATGAAACAGCTTCATTCACCCCAAGAAACACCATGCCCGGCATGTCGGACTTGAAAACACTTTCCCGAGGCATTTATGAGGGTAATGAAACTACTTACACTGACGAAGAAGAAAAATTGCTTCTTGAAGTGAATCAGGAGCTAACAGATTGGCAAGTTCAGTCGTTAGTAAAAGATCTCGAAAAGAAGAAGAATAAGCAATTAAAAGGATAACAGTATAAATGAAGTTTAAGCATAATAAAAAGAGAAACACAGCCTTCCTTTTCGAGGCACTCATAAAGGAGATGGCAAAGTCTGTAGTAGCTAGTGATTCTAATCGACAAACAAAGATAGCTAGAATCATCAAAAGGCACTTCACGAAACGTGGAGTTCTTTATAAGGACTTACAATCTTATAAGGTTCTTATGGAGTTGAAAGAAGCTGAGTCGGACTTTGCAAAGAGAATCATCTCAGAAGTTCGCAGGGATAGGGATAGACTAAATACACAGGTTGTCTTCTCGGAGCAGTCCAAGTTGATTAAAAAAATTAACGTTGAATTGGGACAAGAAGTTTACTCCAACTTTGTTCCAAACTACAAGACTATGGCTACTATCGGACAGTTGTTCGCCGACAACGTTTCTCCTAACGAGAAAGTTATTCTTGAGGACAAGCTTCTTACAGAGATGACGAAGGCAGAAGAAAAGACTGAAAAAGAGATTTTAGAGCACCTTGACTCCATCGCTTATAAGACTTTTACAAACAAGTTCAATAAAGCTTATGCTGGCAAGCTTCATGAAGAGCAACAACAGATAGTTTCACGATACATCTATTCCGTGTCAGACAATGGAATGTCCCTAAAATCCTACTTGAATGAAGAAGTTAAGAGACTGAAAGAGAAGGTTCAAGAGTCGCTCGAATTGAAAGAGATAACTGAAGATCCTAACATGACAGAGAAGACGGAAGAAGTTTTAAGATTCTTGGAAGAATTAAAGGAGACTAAACTCGACGAGACTGTCATAAAGAAGATTATGCAAATACAGGCGCTAATACGGGAGATTGAATCAAATGGCTGAAGAAATAAAGGTTCAGATTGGAAGCACCCCACCACCAGAAAACTCTGTAGAAAATAGTGCCAAAGTCAATATGATACTGCGGAAGACACTAGCAGGAGAATATGCAATATATGATCACTTTGACATTGATATTCTCGTGAGTCCTGAAAAGAAGCAGATTCTCTCATTTCCAAAAGAGGACATGTCCGATGATGTCTACGCAGCGCAAGACAGAATGTTTGAGTTCCTCGGCAAGAAGGGTGTCATTACTAGGGAGTCAGTCCAGTCTGGCAATATTTACGGTTCAATGCAGGCAGGCTTTCCAGATTCTTCTAATGGCGCTGATCCAGTTCAGGTTGTATTGTACACTCTCGGCAGATTCATTGAGGAAGAAAAGCCATACTACTCTCACCAATCAGCACTTGAAGATGAGATAACAAAGCATGAAACTTCCCCAGAAACATCTGACTCCACAGAGCTAGGCGAAGTTCCTCACGAAAAATCGAAAGGAACGGTAGAAAAGTTCCCAGCGATAAAATCTTATTACAGGGTTTATTAAAGGAACGAGAGTTGACAAATTTAATCTACTTCATCCTCGCCACCTCCGGCATTACTCAGATATTAGTTTACGGCAAGATCTTCGATAATATTCGCCCCATCAACGGATGGTTTGGGAAACTCTTCTCTTGCACTATGTGCATGGGCTTCTGGGCAGGTGTATTTTTATGGAGCGTAAACACATACACCACACTATTTAGTTTTGATTATAGTCCTCTGACTGGCTTCCTTCTTGGTTGCCTAAGTTCTGGTACTTGTTATATTTTTGATATGATAGTCGGAGACAAGGGGCTAAGAATAGAAAGATAGAGAGGTTTAAGATGACAAATAAGAGATGGATGTTACAGCCAGTTCGCAACTGTTGCAAAGGTAGCATATTCACGCAGGGCGAGCCTGCGTTTTATTATTTATGGAGTTAAAAGATGAGCAATAAAGTTCTGCTAAGAGAATATTATGAGCTTTGCGAAGGAGGAGTCTGTCAGGATTTCTTAACCGAAAGTGAAAAGAGGGAAGTCGCCGAAGGAAAGGTGATGTATCTCACAGGCATTATCCAGAGAGCAAAAGCAAAAAACCAAAATGGTAGAGTCTACCCAAGAGAAGTCTTGGAGAGAGAAGTAGAGAACTATCAAAAAGTGGTAAGAGAGAAAAGAGCCCTTGGTGAATTAGATCACCCAGAAGACTCTGTTGTAAACTTGAAGAACGTTTCACACCTTATGACTCAAATTTGGTGGGAAGGCGACAACGTAATGGGGAAGTGTAAAATCCTCAACACACCTTCAGGGCAGATTCTCCAATCTCTTGTTCAGTCAAACGTTACACTCGGCATTTCCTCAAGAGGAATGGGTTCGGTTCACGAGGATAGACAGGGCAACACTATTGTTGAAGATGACTTCAACCTTATCTGCTTTGACTTTGTTTCAGATCCTTCTACTATCGGAGCTTTTATGTCTTTAGCCGAGGGCAAGATTAAAACAACAAACGTCTACACTAAGGCAGACAAGATTAACAGATTACTAAACGACATCGTAAGGGACTAAAATTGAAGAAATCAGAACTAAAGAATATTATCAAGCCTATCGTAGAGGAATGTGTGAAAGACGCACTCTTATCAAGTGGCTTATTGTCTAAAGTTATTTCAGAAGTTATTGCTGGCGTCCAAGGCGGACTTATGACTGAGACTCGCCAAGTAGCACCTGTCCAACATCAGGAGAAGCCAGCCCCACAACAAACGAATCAAATGAGTCAAGCCGAAAAAGAAAAGATTTTAGAAAATAAAAAGAAACTTCTTGATGCTATTGGCTCTTCATCTTATAACGGCGTTGACGTATTCGAGGGAACCAAGCCATTAAGAAAAGGTGGTTCAGCCTCTAAAAGCTCTGGCGGTTACAAGGCATTTGACGGAGTAGATCCTAGTGATCCAGGCGTAAACATCGATGGGCTCACAAGCAGTCTTGGCAATGTCTGGAAGAAACTAGCAGAAGGCAAAAAGTAAAAACCAAAACACTTTACACGAAAGGAATAAAATGAGAGATAAAGGAAAAGGTTTATTTGAAGAAAGAATTAGAAGCGGAGAGTCAACGGAAGCATTCGTAAGACGAGCCCTTCGTAAGTTGAAGAAGGAGGGTATCATGAACGACATCAGAGATCCTTCTCGTGGCACGCCTCTTTGTAGAAACGTGCCAAAGAAATCACTTCGCAAGAAGCATAAGAAAATCGAGGCAGAACGCCGTAGATTTGCTGATGAGGCTCGCAAGCGAAAACGACAACGACAAAACCAAAATAGATAACTATTTATTATAGCTTTATAACAGAGGACTTTTACAATGGCAAGAAATTACATCCTTGGTGGAATGGGAGCAACCCAACTCCAAGCAGGCAAACCCTACTTCAAGAGAATTGTTAGATTCGGCGGTACCGCCAATCTTGACAGAAGCTTTCTCGCAAACACGCCCTCACGGGACGGTCTTACTTGTAAGGTTGTCACAGCAGCCGTCGCCAACAAAGGCTCAATTAGCTTTACTACTGCTGGCGGCAATGCTGGCGAAGGCACCGCAAACACTGATGGTAAGTCAGTAGACTGGGCGGCAGGTGCTGCGCCTTTTGAAGGTGGAGAACTTCTTATGGTAGAATTTCCAACAACTCTAAGAAGTGTTGAAATCAACCTAGAAGAAGCATGGACTGGCACAGGCAACGATGATGGCGTGCTTGAGCAAGCCACCAATGGTAAGATCCGAGTCAAAGCCATGCTAACAGCCCCAGGGCAAAATGTAGCTTTTGATAAGGGAACCCCTGTTCTCGCAAACCCAATTGGTGAAGGAAACTTTATTGAAATCAAGACAGGTGAAACAGCAACTATCAGTTCTAGAACAAAAGTTGTCTTTCTTCTTATTCAAAAGTTCGCTGGCGACACTATTATTACAAATGCTGCCGCAATGCAAGCGCAAGGCGCAGGCGGAGATAACGATGCAGTATCAATTTTGATTACTGGCGTACTCGACCATGAACCTACCTCTGGTGGTTCACAAGCTGCAAACGAGCCAAACTCACAAGTCATCGCTGCCGATGGTACCACCAAAACAGAGTTAAGAAAGATTTGGGGTAAAGGCGACGGCGTAGGTTGAGGTAGAATTTATGTCTGGTAAAGGCGGTTCGGGTGCTAGATCTGGAAAATCCGCAGGTGCAGTCGGAGTCGTTACAAAAGAACGTATCGAAGCCATAGCAGCAGAATCAGCCCTCTTACCAGAGATAAAGATATTCACCGTCACAGCACTTGCTGGTAGCAACGTATCAACCACTCTCACCCACGATCTCGGTATCGCAGATTATTTAGTTCAAATTATCACATCAGCAGGCGATAACATTGTCTTGCCTTTTACCCGAACAGAAAACACAGTCGTTTTCTACTTCGGCGACGTCGCCGCTGACACAGATTACACCGTAGTAATTGTGCAGTAAAATTATTTTTACCCTCTCAAATCCTTAAACAACAATCCTAAAAAAAACCTATTCTTTATCTTTATTTCGAGCCTAGATAGAGGCAGGTGGGAGAGGTTTATCCTCTTGTCCATCTTAACTCAAATTTTATAGTGCAGAGTCACGAATACTTGCACATTTAACAATATTTTAGGAGGATAAAATTTTGAGTAGAATTAATATTTTAAACGCAACGGCGGAAGACTTTGCAGTCGAAATCGTTGCTTCACAACCCGCATCAGGATCTTCAGGAGATCACGCAGACGGACGTATTGTCAAGTATTTGACACACTTTTATATCTGGCACGATGCATCAGGCGCTTGGAAGAAGTTCGGCAACTCAACAGATGTTGCTTCGCTTGAGACTCGCTTGTCGACTCAAGAAGCCGATCAGGCAGCAGCAGAGTCTTCACTCGCTACTATTGACGCTACACTTCAGACAAGAATTTCAACTGAAGAATCTGCTTCAACTTCAGCAGTTGATTCAGCACAGGTAAGAGCAGAGGCAGCAGAAGGTGTTATCTCAGGCAACCTTTCATCGGAACTTGTCAACAGAGCAGCAGACGTTTCAGCAGAAGCTTCAAGAGCAGCTTCAGCAGAGGTAGTTCTTTCAACTAACCTTTCTTCGGGCATCGTTGCTCGTGAAGCAGACGTTTCAACTGAAAAGGCAAGAGCAGAGCTTGCTGAAGGTTCACTTCAGACTCGCCTTGCAGCAGAAGAATCAAATGAGCTTTCAGCAGAAACTTCATTGAACCTTCGTGCTTCAACAGAAGAGTCCACAAGACTTGCCGCTGATAATTCAGTAGCAGTCACAATTTCATCGGAGGCTTCTACTGCACGTTCAGCAGAGACTTCATTGGAATCTCGTCTTTCATCAGAGGAAGACAGAGTAGACGCAATTTTAAATGCAGCAGCAGCAGACAAGAATACTTTTGTTGAGACTGTAAGTTTCATCAACGCTATTGACGTCGCACACGATGCACAGACTTCAACGCAGATCTCATCAGTAGATTCAGCTATCGCTTCAGCGGAGTCATCAAGGATTGCAAGTGATTCGTCACTTCAGACTCGACTTTCATCTGAAGAGTCAACAGAGGCATCAGCCGAAGTTTCACTCAACACAAGAATGACAGCAGAGGC